TAGGAGTGCTAAAACCGAACCAACTCTTGCTTGCGTAGTTGTAAAGTCGCTGTGCAAGATCGTAGTCAGTAGCGCCTTGATACGTTGCACCATAGACGGACGCTCTGGCGAAGGCTTCTTGGGCATGTGTCTCATCTCCCCACAAGTATCTGTCCTTCAGTGTCTCTAGTGAGAACACATTAAGGTCTTCATCTCTGTCGTAGTCAATCTGGATACCTAGGTAATCCTGTAGTCCTGTCTTATTTATCACCCGGATGCTCCAGCAAATAGTTAATCATTCTTTCTTCGTACCACCTAGCTTTACGTAGGTCTTCTATAGGTTTACCTTTGTATCTAAACCTCCACATGTACTTCAGGGCATTGCCACGTAGGTAGCCTATGTACTCATCGTGTGTAAGCATACCTTTGATAGCGTCAATACACTCCATGCCACCATTGTTGTAATGCTCTGGTCGGTTTACTGCGTCGTAGCTTTTAACCATAGCTTCCTCAGAAAATACTGGGTGTTCATTGGGTGTGTTGTCATCATCATAGATACGGTTCCAAGCTTCAGCTATACTAGCTTTACTGTTGCGTAGTCTATCCCATTCCTCTGGTGTTGCATTATCAATACTCATCTTGTTCTACCTCTGCTTCATCTTCGTCTACAGCTTCCTCAAAGTCCTGTAGGCGGGTAATAAATTTATCTTCAAACCTGTCCAGTAGTTCCTCAGATGTAATGTCCAAGGCTTCCAGCAAGTCTTCAGGGTCATAGCGTTTAAGGATACGCTCTATTACTTCATCCATTGTTAGTGACATGGTCTACATACTCATCCACTGTGTAAAATTCAAAACCTTCTTTGTGACACCACTGGCCCATAGTAATCTTAGAACCCTTCCTGACCTTCTTGTTGGGGTCTGACAGGACAAAGATTAACTTTATGGGTGCAATACTATCACGTATTGATGTGTACTTCTGGGTATCTCCTGTCCTAAAGAAACCCTTAGTCTCAATGTAGTCACCAGTCTTCTTGTCTACAAAGTCTGGCTTGTACTTCCTGTGCATCACGTAGGGTACATCATATGGCTCATACAAGTACCTTCGTTTAGGTACAGTCTGTGCAAACTTCTTCTCTAGTCCAGACCTGTAGATGCTCTGCTTACGTGATCTCTTGGACTTTAGGCTCATTAACCACCTCCGTTAAGTATCTTGGCCCTGTGGAGTACAGGAATGTACGTAGTTCTGGGTAGCAGGCATGTTTAAAGTGACAGTAGGAGCAGCCCATAGCCAGCTTCTTGTTACCTGACTTACCATCAGGGACTGTATCATGACACAAAGGTGGAGGCTCTTTCTGCTCTACCATCTGCTTCACATGGATGATACGATCCTCTATGTCCTCCTTAAGAACCTCATAGACAGGAGCCTGCTTGTCCTCTAGGTCATACTTCAGGTAGGTCAGGTGACCATTGGCTTTATCCATAGCCAGCCAGCCTACCTGTGTCTCACCCTCAGACTTAGCGTATCCTTTGATTTGATCTATGTACCCAAAGGGGTCATCAAATGCAAGTGTAGCATCCTTGAACTTCTTGAAGCCATAGGTACTGGCAGACTTAACGTCAGTCACTATGCCATCAATCTTACAGTCCATGCTACCTGAGATACCTTCTACGGTTGCCTGTGCCTGCTCATGTGTCACTGTATGGCCTGCTAGTCTAGCAAACAATAGCAGCATCTCCTCAATGAGATGGCCGTACATGAACTTCACAAGGGTGTGAGGCTGCATCTTCTCCTTTGGCCCTACATTGTTGTAGTGGTTCCACAGGAACCTGTCGGTCTTACCAATGTTGGACATCCTTAGCTTACGTGCATCAAAGCTACCACGCTGGGTAAACTCCTTACGCATAAGATCCTTACATGCCTCACCAAAGTCATCAATGATCTGCTCTGCGTCTACTGACCTGTCAGGTGACTTGAACTTAACAAGATCGTAGATGTCATCTATTAGGGTGTTAACTGTTTTCATCAAAGTATCCATCTAGTATTCCTGTAGCTACTGGTGCAGCGATTACAAACCACTCATTCTTACGTGCATGTGTTGTCTCTAATAGCCTGTGTACCTCACTTTCTGCTTTACGCCTGTCATCAGTGTCATAGGCTTTTATCAAGATGTAGTCCCTGTATGGGCTACCTGTCTGAAACTGCTTTAGCCTGTCCTCTGCGTCCACTGCCATCCCTACTTTAATCCAGCTAGGGTAAGCTGGACTGTACAGGATGTACACTTGTCCTTGCTTTGCAGTCTTGTAGTTATCTAAGGACTCAAAGGCTGCATCACCAAAGGACTTGTAACGTCCGGGTTTGTACAATGGATGAGTGTTAGAAATATACCTCCCGTTTACCCACATTCTTTCTCTATTTTTTTTGTTATTACAGGGTTTGCAGATATATCGTTTTTGTCTTTTGAACCCTTCACTCCAATTACTTCCTAAACACAAGGTAGTGGAGCAGTGTATGCAAAGTTTAGTGTGTTTCTGCCCAACTACTTCCAACTTGGTAGTCTCCTGTGAGCTTACAGTTGAGTCCCAGTTCAATTCCTGCTGCTTCCAAGCAGGAGACTGCAAGTCTTCCGTACTTGTCTGCTTGGTCTTCTCTAACTTCTGCTTGTACTTCATCATGGATATTCCCCACAAAGTAATAGTCTAAGTTCCATAGTGTAGCATACTCTTGTAACAAACACAAGGCTTTTTTCATTACAATAGCACCTGCACTTTGAAGCAATGTATTCAAGGCTGCATGTTCAGACCTGATGTGTAGCTTCCTACCGTCTAGTCCGTTAATACATCCTTGCGCTGCCTGTGTGACAGTTCTGTCTTTAAGATCTGCATATGCTGGGAGATTAGACATAAATCGTTCTCTAAGTTTGCTACCAGCACCTCTGCCTCCTCCTGCCACTGTTCCAAGTTTCTCATCTCCAGCACCGTACAGGAGTGCATAGATGAAAGTCTTTGCCTGATCTCTTGATTCAAGTCCTGCAAGGTGTTGGTTAGCAGTGTGTATGTCTCCGTTAATGACCTCATTAGTGTACTCCTCATCGTTCATGTAGTGAGCCAGCATCCGTAGCTCAAGGCCGCTAGCATCAAACCCTACAAGTTTGTACCCCGGTCTAGCAATCCAGCACTGTCGGCACTCCTTGCCATACGGGGAGTAGCTTGCAGGTACTTGGGCCAAGTTAGGTTTAGAGTGTGTCATCCTACCAGTGACAGCACCATTGGTGTTAACATAGCCATGTACTCTGTCTGTGTCTGGGTTAGCTTCATCTACCCATGACTGCACTTGAGCAACACGTTTTTGTAACATTAGGTACTCAGCTATCAACGCTGCCTGTGGTATGCCCTTGACAGTAGACAGCACTGCTTCATCTACTATTGGCTGACCTGTTGGTGTCTTCTTCTTAGGCTTCCATCCAAAGTCCATTAGGTACTCACCTATCTGCTGTCTTGAGCCAAGGTTAAATGGCTTTAGCATTTTACGCATGAAGGGAGTCCTGTCACCAGACTGCTGTACCTTCTGGTATTCTTCGTCAGTGAGTCCTACCTTAGACAGGTTGCCATCCTTCTTAGTCTTTGGCACTACCTGTTTAACGTCCACCCACTTAGGTTTGAATACCTTATGTACTTCTTCCTCTACAGCCAGCTTGCGTTCCTTCAGGGTAGCTAACAAGTCCATAGCATGTCGCATGTCCAAGAGCCAGCCATTGCGTATCTGCTCCTGTGTGATCCACTGCACTTCATGTTCAAGGTCAATGGACTCTGGGCTAAACTTACGTAGCTCTAGCTTTATCTTGTTGTATGCCTTAGCTGTCACACGGACATCTTGGATACAATAAGCAATCATCTCAGGAGACAGGCATGTCCAGTCGCTATGATCCCCTTTAGGGAAGCCTAGTATCTCACCCCAGTTAGACAGCCTGTGCCCACCTTCCCGCTGTGGGTTAGCTAGTCTTGACATAACCAAAGTGTCCTGTACCCTGCTCTTGTCCACACTAATGTCCCATAGCTTCTCTAACACTGGAATGTCAAAGCCTATGAGGTTATGTCCTACTACTGGGAAGTCACCTTCCAAGGTTGCAGCTAGGCTGTCCCTGTCATAGTGCTCCAGTACATTACCATCCTGCATGGTCACTGCCAGCCAGACGGTATCAGGGTCAAGACCATTAGTTTCTATGTCTAGGAACATAGGGCTATAGCTCATTGACTGCGTCCTCCTTTGGCTTACTTGTCTCTGACATTCTACCAGTAAAATTGTCATACTTCAAGTAACAGCAAGCACCAGTCAAACCTGAGTAACGGTTCTTGAGGATACGTACCGTAGTGGTGTTCCTTTTTTCCATGTTCTCATCTTGCTGGTCACGCTCAAGACCAATGACCATGTCGGATAGCTGTGCAATAGCCTGTGAGCCACGTAGTTCACTTAGACTTATCTGACCTCCATCCTCATGTGCCTTGCCTTGGGTGCGCTTCAGGTGAGACACAAGGAACAAGCCTATGCCTAGCTCCTGCACCAGTGACCGTAGCTTGGTCATGATAGCGTCGATGGCCTTACGCTCATCACCGTTGTCCTGTGCTGACACTACGATGGACAGGTGGTCTAGGATGATCCACTTGCAGTCCAAAGCCTTAGCCATGTACCTGACCCTAGCCAGCAGGTTGTCCTCGCTGGTACTGCCCCAGTGGTCAAACAAGTAGTACCTACCTGTTCCTAGGGTTTGCTCCCAGTAAGGGAATGCTAACTCTGGGTCTAGTTCTTCCTCAAGGTGCAAAGGGCAGTCTGCCGCTACTGACATGATGCCCAGTGCAGTACGGGCTACGTCTTCCTCTAAAGCTAGGATACCAATGTTGTCCTCCGTAGCGTTTAGTAGGTAGTACTCTAGCTCCCTGACCATCTGACTCTTGCCCATGCCCGAGCCACTGGTGATGGTCACTAGCTCGTATGGTCTAAAGCCTTTGGTGTAGGTGTTGAGTCCCTGCCACGGATAAGGTATGGACTTGACCTTAATCTTGTTGGTCAAGGCATCCCATGTGTCACTACCTTGGATGATGCCATCAGGCTGGTACACCTTGGCATTCCACCATGCGGCAGTAAACTCCCTTACCTTGTTAGCCAACAGCATTTCGTTAGCGTCCTTCATGGGTAGCTTGGCTATCTTTAGCTTGCTTGGTGAGAACAAGTCCTTGATGTCGTCTACGGCCTGTTGTCCTGCCTTGTCTGTGTCAAAGCAGACCACCACGTTATCGTAGCCTTCCAAAAAGTCTAGGTTCTCTTTTATTTCCTTAGCTGCTGAGGATGCACCATTGCGTAGTGAGACTACGTCCCATTTTCGCTCGAACATCTCAGAGACACTAAGGGCATCTATCTCACCTTCTGTGATGGTGATGTATTTACCCTTACCTTTGCACGTTTGCTGACCAAACAGACCAACATTGTTAGTCATGTCACCTGTCGCATGGAAGTCTTTATTCTTCACATGGCGAACCTTGGTGGCCTTTAGTTCGTCACTGTCTGTGCTGTAGTACGGGTAGATGTGCTTGGCTATCTCACCGGCTGCATTGTACTCAACCATGACATTGTATTTTCTACAAGTCTCTTGGCTAAGTCTTCTGTCCGGTATAGCTGCGATGACACCTGATGCTGTCATATCGTCTAATGGCCTCCTTGGTTGGGGCTGTAGCGTTACTACGTTGCCATTTGAATGTTCGTGATGATCGCATAGGTTTGAGAAGCAATGCGCTGACCCGCTGCTATAGCGAGCCAGTGCATCCTTAGAGCCACACTTGGGGCATGGCTCATGTCTTACAAACGGATCATCTTTGCTGTGCCTATAGGTCTGCATCAATCCCACTGCTGTCTTCCGCTACTTCTACCACCCTAATAGCATTTAGGTAGGTTGGAGTACCATGGACTGGGTGTGGCGTACCTGTCTTGTAGCTAAGGCGTACCACTGAACCCCGTGGAATGTTACCAACAAAGGGCTGGTCGTTAGCATCAATGACCTTTACGTTAAACTTACTGGCAAACTTGCGCTGTTTGTTGCCATCGTAGTCCTTTAGCTTTACACCTTGCTCGGACAAGATCTGGGCATTCTCATCGTCCAGGGTTACAGTTAGGGTATACCTCCCTGTATCCTGTCCGTTGTACACCTCTGTGCTGTCCAAGTGAGCAAACGCTGCTTTACCACTTACTACTGCCATATCAATTACCTCTAAGGTTTAGTTAAGTTTACTAAAGAGTACTAAAGAATAATCATAATGATTAACATAATGTTATCCCTTAGCCTCTTTAGAGTACTAGTGTAACACGGGATACACTAATCTTGTGGAGAATTAACTTGAAAAATTTTCATGTTCCCTAGTTATCCTCATTATTCCTTCTACATGTTCAATGAAGTCTTGTGCTTCTGTGTCTCTGACTTGCTTCTGGTCTGGAAACCTTGCCTTTAATTCCTCCACGCTACAAGGGTGACATAGATCACCTTTGTCAAGGTCAGTTTGTAGCGTATCACAGGCTTTGCAGCGCATTAGTGTACCTCCTGTGACTCTGGGCCTACTAACTGCGCGTACAAGCCCTCTAAATCGTCCGTAGAGCGTTTTTCTAGGTCATCTGATAGGTAGGCACTACATACGGCTAACATCTCGCTAACAGCCATTACGTTGAGCCTATAGTCCACCAAGGTTTGCACTATTAGATCCCTTCTGTCTTGCTCTGGGTCTGGTTCGTAGTCACTTGTAACGTCTTCGTCGTAATATGTTGTACTCATTTGCTCATGCCTCGCTCTATTGTCATTACATGGTCTATTAGTTGTCTTTGCTTGTCTCTGAACTGTTTAGCAAAACCTACGTTAAGGTTAGGTAACATTTTTTCAAACCTGTCAGCCAGTTTTTCTGCTTCATAGGTGGTTAGGTATACGGTAGCACTACAATCAGGGTGCAGGATTATCTCAATTGGATTAATTCTGTTGTATTCTGAATTGAACACTTGCTCCCATATACACACTGCAAACGACCTAGGCGCTAAATCTATACTAACTGGTATCATTTGACCACCTCAACCAAGCCCCTCCAATCGTTGATGGTCAGTTGCGCCATACGCTTGTTATGCGCTATGTACCATGAACGCTTGCCAAAGTGATAGCCAGTAAATGCTCGCCCTACTGAAATTCCCCAACGGCGCTTATATTTTCTTAGTCTGTAGATCATTAGATTTCATCCTCGTATTGGTCACATCGTTTGCAGTACATACCACCCTCATATTGTAACACAGTTGCACGCCCTGATAAAGACTCATATTCATCAGGCATATATTCCCATCGGTGGTTACACTCTACCGGCTCACGCCTACTAGCATCCGCTAGTGCTTTAATCTCTGCTGCTAGTTCTAAAATGCTTTTGTCGCTGTGGTTTCTCATCGTTATTTACCTCGTTCTTCCTTGTGGTGATTTTTTCCAGTGTGATCGTCTGACTATATACTTGACCTGTCCAAGGGTTATGTCAAGCTCTTTGGCTATGTTTTGCTGCTGTACACCCTGAAAGTAGAGTTTACGCACCCTTGGTTCCAATGGGTTTGCTGTTGGCTGCTTAAATATCTCAAACCTTTTGTCTTGTGCCTTTATTGCCTCAATCATGTGGTCAGCCCTAGCAGGAAGGCCCACATTAGATAACCAAAGAGGACTGACGCTAGACCTACGCTTGCTTTGTTTAGTGCGTCAAACACTGCCTGCTCACGCTGTTGTTGTTCGCGCTCTTCCCTACGTGATAGGGTGTAATCTGTTCTCATTGTGCTAGATCCTTTGCTGTGAAGCCGTAGCGAGCCAGTGAGGTTGCTAGATGTTTTTGCAATACTTGCTCATCTGATAGGGCTGCATTAGTTTTCTTGTCTGCATCAGCGTGTGCTATTTGCAAGCGGTAAGGTTCATCACCTCCAGCTTCCTCGGTGTAGATTTTGACGCTGTAGAATGTCCCGCCTGCTGTTGTCACTGTTCTAATGGTTGCCAAGTCGCCGAGGCTGTTGATTGCTGTTTTCATGTTGTTTGCTTCCTTTTGTTGTTAAATGTTAACCGCTGGCACTAGTGAAGTGCTGAAGTTTGCTGCCCTAGTGCCATGCACTGTTATAGCAACAGACTGTTTTTTACCATCACACAAGCCGCATTGCAAGCATGTTAACCCTTGGCTGTCCGATAGGCACTCAATTTCGCCATCAAGTAGGCTGTCTCCGGCCATTGCTACCCTGAAAGTCTGGAAACCTTGTTGCTGGTACTTGGTGGCTTGTCGTGGACTATCGGCGCTCACCATGCACAATGTAGCAATGCGAGTATCAAAAGCCTTGTGTCTTGCTTGGTGAGTGTATCCAGTGTGACCAATACAAAGGTCAGTGATTGTCTGCCATACAGTAAACGGTGCTGCTGCTGGATCACCATAGGCACCAAGTCTAACCTTGCGACCAGCAAACAATGAGGCATGATCTGCTAGGTTGAACGTGGGGTATTTACCAGCCTTGTATGTCCGATAAACTGCGGCTGGTGCTTGGTGGACTGTGACGTAGCAAGCGCCGCCCGTGCTTTGTCTGTGGACACAATTGCCACAGATAGATGAATCAGCGCCAAGCTTTAGCGCCTCCAAAGGGTGCATATCGGATCGAATAATCCATGTTTGGATCATGTCGCCGGTTTTGACATTGGAAGACTTAAACGTGGCAATAACGGCTATAGGCTCGCCATCCAATACGCTTGGCCCTTCGTACAATACAACCCCGTTAAGCTTGGGTGCTGCTTTAACTTTGATTTTTGCGCCTAGTAGTTTAGCCATGATTTATTTCCCTAGTCTACGATTAATTTCCATATGGCAATAATGCACCTCATCGGCATACTGACCCCACTTTGGACTATCTGGCATTGATGCCATAGCATTGCGGCAATCCTCTATGGTATAGCGCAAGGACTCATTAGACAATGTTTTTACTTTTGCCATGTAGGCAGTGTGCCATTGTCCGCTGTTGTCTTTGTATGCTGTCATGAGTGATCCTGCCTTCTGTTGTCTTTGGTTTGGCTAATGCTGCCACTAATGGCCCCTGTATGCAAGGGCCATGTATGGGGCACTAAGCTGTTAATTCTGGCAGCAGTTCCGCTAAGGCCGCTAATGCTGCTTTTTTGGTGTACGCCCATCTAACCAAACGCTTCCCTGAGTCTCTATCTGTGACATTCCACTCATTGCCACCACTGCTCCAAACGTGCAAGTGATCTGCGCCTTTAACTACCCACTCTGCTGGGGCATTGCCAAAGCCGTTGCCCATCCAGTGAGCGTCTGTTTTTTTGGTTAATTTAATCATTGTCTGCCCTTGTTGTCTTCGGTTTGGCTAGTGTAACCACTGGAGCCTGCTACCGTCAAGCAACAGGCTCGCATGATGCACTAGGTTATGCGTTAGCCCAGCTGTCGTAGGCTTCGAGGTCTGTTTCTCTGACTTCCTCCAGAAGAAGACTCCCAAAGCGGTAGTTTTTCTGTGCTTCCCTTAGATTCTTTAACAGGTACGCATCCTCGTGTAAGTCAAGGCGCAATAAACTTTGTAGTTCCCTGTTAGCTTCTTTGTGTAGCGCCTCAGCCATACCTAGCTTGTCTACACTGCTGTATTCTTCACTGTTTAAATTAAATTCGCGCTGTAGTGTCCCAGCTATACCTGACAATTCCATGTGATCTTCTCTCTATCGTTTAATGTGAAGCCATTGTGACGGAGCACTAACACAATGTAAACAAAGATCTTAGATCATTTAGGTATAAGCATTGGTGGTCTTATGTCTACTTGGGAGAACCTTAGTGCCTACTATATAGGTACACACTCTTTAGCATTCTCAAGTCCACATAAGTAAACTGTTGTACTCATTAACGGAAACAACCTAGCCCCTTAGTCTAACTGTTGTAATCTATTGCGCCCCTAAGTCTAACCGTTAGGCTCTTTGGTTGTCCCTTAGTCTAACTGTTGTACTCTGGGGAAAACCTTAGTCTAACTGTTGGACTAAGGGGGCTAACGATAAGGGTACGGGGGGCCGCTGGCGTCACTGATGATTATTGTAGTAGGCACTCCAGTACTCAAAAGTAGAAATTAGAAAACTACAGTAAAATAATAAAAAAGTAAGTATTCACTAACTTATGTAACCTCTTGAATACACAAGAGAAATTAAAACTTTGACTCAGTCTAAAAAATAACAGTAAAAAGTACTTGACAAATGCTTAAAAATATGCTATAATAAATAGGTATTCTTAGATAGCTTAAGGTAAATACATTATGGATAATCAAGATGATCCTCCTAAGCGTAAGCGAGGTAGACCTAGGAAAGATGAGGTAGTTAAGAAGACTAGTGGCTCTAGGGGTAAGGTAGGTAGACCTAAAGGGGATGCTTCAATTATCAATGAGTATAAAGCTAGGATGTTAGCTAGTCCTAAGTCTCGTAGGGTACTAGATAGTATATTTGATGCAGCACTTAATGATGACCATAAGAATCAAGCTGCTGCTTGGAAGCTAGTAATGGATCGTATGTTACCCCTAAGCTACTTTGAGAAGGATAGTGCTGGAGGTAGATCAGCGGTATCCATAACAATCTCAGGCATAGGTAGTGGCGCTGTAGAGACAGATGTTACACCAAGCCAAGAACCTATTGAAGGAGACTATACAAACAATGACGTTTAAGTACTTCAGTAGGGAAGAATTTGCTTGTAAAGCTACAGGTGAGAATGAGATAGAAGATGAGCTAATCTTTGCTTTAGATGAGCTTAGAGAACACTGTGGTTTCCCTTTTGTAATCACAAGTGGCTATAGATCCCCTGACCATCCTATTGAATTAAGAAAGAAAACTCCCGGTACACATGCACAAGGTATTGCAGCGGACATAGCTGTATCCTCTGGTCTACAAAGGTACACTATAGTAAAGAATGCTATTAAGCTAGGCTTTACTGGTATTGGTGTAGCTGGAGGCTTTGTACATGTAGACATTAGGGCTACTGATACACCTGTAATGTGGAC